CGTGGTCGTGCTGTCTACTCCCAACGTCGAGTTGATGGTTACTGCAGAATCAAAAGTAGCGGCTCCTGTGTTAACTGTTCCATCTACCACAAGATTGTCATTTATGTTTATAATACTAGAATCCGTGCCAGCTATTGATGTACCGGAAAATCCTACTCCGTCTATTACCACTGACCCAGACCCACTAGGGACGAATTTAATATCATCATTTGTCCTTGTGGACTTGATGTTGTTGTCTTCTATGGTTATCCCAGGGAACACCACATTTCCTGTGCCCGATGGTTTGATCACTATGTCGGCGTTGGACGCCGTTGTGCTGATGTTGTTCTGGATTACATTGATGTCTGATGCAACAGAAGGACGTGCGAACAACTCCGTGAAGTTGTTGTTGACCTTGATGCCGGCTCCCCTGATGGTATCACCTGTACCATCATCCGCTATCGCTCCGATGTTGATTACTTCCTGGGCCATGTTAGATACTCGCTAGTGTGATCTTTTTCCATATCACTGTCGAACCATCGTAGTCGGCTGTGCAAACATACAAGTTTGTTGCGTCCCAACTGATTGAACCGGCCACGTCACCCGTGTTTCCCACAGCGGTGGCGGTTTTCGTGGTCTTGATCACAAGCCTGTCTGCTTCTATCTGCACCTGTCCTGTGCCGTTTGGATCTAGAATTATGTTTCCGTTTGTGTCAGCACTCAACAGGGTGTTGCCCGACATCTGTAAATCACCTGCCAACTCAGCGAAATTGCTGTTGACCTTGGTCATTGCGGTACGTAGGGTATCGCCCGTTGCAGGATTTCCTGCTGTTCCTGTGTCTATCGTTAATCTTGCCATAATGTGTTATTCGTATTTATTAAATAGTAATATGTTCATAGAAACCCTAAAGACGATGAAGTTGTACAAGAGGGAGAGCAAACTGGGCACCATGCACAACTACCACAGGAAGAACCTTATCTATGTGTTCAAGTGCGACGCCTGTTCTGAGACATTTATGAGGCCCAAGAGCAAGGTGGATCCTGAACGTGCCTCAAACGATTACAAGCACGTGTGTAGTAAATGTGATTCCAAGAAGTTCGCTCAACAGGTTGGGGTCAAGATGCGTCGGGTGTATCAGTTGGACGCCAGCAGTACCAAGACCCTATAACTGTTTCCATCGTATGTCATCACGAGAACCCGTGATCCATCTCTGTAGGTCAGCGTATATGCCACACTTTATATTTGGTTGATCGAAGTACCAACGCAGGAACGGATTACCATCAAGGTATTCTTTACGGTTGATGAAGTGGAAGTTTGTTTGAGGGAACTTACGGAAAGTCTGCCTCAGTTGGTACATCCATTCGTACTTGAGGTAGGCCTTCATGCTTTCGCGTCCTGGATAGTTTTTGGAGTCCTTGTATATGTTGTTCTGTATCCTGCTGGGCGTGTCCATTTCCCACTGCTGGGCACCCATTATGTCGAAGGACAAGATCACCACATGTTTGATTCCAGATTCAGCCGCCATCAATACTGCACTGCAACCAGAGCCTCTGGCCATGGAGAAATCCCTTGTCTTGATCTTTCCGCCCTTCTTGGTGTTGCCACCCCGCCATATCCTGTATATCTTCAGTCCATCGGGCACGTCTGTTTCTTTGTCACCGTCACAGATGTAGTTCCACGTGCTGATGTCATCTGGACCGTGTATGCTAGGTGACTCCTTGCCGTCGTTGTGCCATTGTGATAGTTCTTCAAACATTTCAGGACTGACACCCACTATGTGATCACAAAGTTTGGGATGATCCCTGTATATTGCGTTACAACCATATATGGTTCCATGTCCTTTTAGGTTGTCTATTGGAAAAATATTTCTTGATTCACCGTTGCCTATTATGAAAGCGGTATCCATTATATGCCAAACGATTCTCCACAGCCACACGAGCTCGAACTGTTGGGATTGGATATCTCGAACTGTGAGCCAAAGGTCTCCTCCACCCAGTCGATCTTGGTGCCTATGACATACAACAATGAGGTCTCGTCCACCACGAATCTTCCCGTACCCCAGTCTTCCACGTGGTCGCCTTCAGCAACATTTTCTTTGGTATCAGCGAATCCCCAGTCGTACTTGAATCCTGCACATCCTCCACCCAGCACCGCCAGGCTCACAGCGTACTTGCCTGTGTTCTTCTCCAGCAGTCTCTCTATCTGTGCTTTTGCACTGTCTGTTATTTCAAATGGTTTCATACTAGTAATTATGCTTATTTCGTACCACTGTTTTGTATTCCTACCGACATCCAGAATTTCGTTGCATCTCGTTTAATTTCGAAACTCATGTATGCGTTTTGGTCCTCCCAGTGGTTTGCTGGATTATCAATGTCCCCTGCGGGCTTGAACCACCATCCCCACTTGCCCTCACAGTTGAGTTGGCACCATTCTATGCACTCGGCCATGACACCGTTGCTGTTCATGTCAACGTTGAACTCGAACTGTTGCATGTATCCGCAGTCATCGGGTATCTCGTCCATCCTTGGGCTGGTCCTCTTCACTTTCACCTTGCCGTATGTTGTCATTATTTCCAATTCTTTATCACCCACTCGTCTGCACTCTCTATGGGGTTGGGCGAACCATGGAACACTGCCACCTTGTTGCCTGGTTCTACCTTGCAAGGCTCACGGAACCATTTCTTACCATCCTTGGTCAGCAGTTTGGTGTCCTTGAGTCCTATCATCTCCCACTTGTATGATCTTATCCATTCGTCCGGGAACCACGTAATGTCATCCTTGGCCCTCTTGGTTATCCAGTCCTGGTCTCCGTGATTCTGTTGCATGATCTGTGATGACCTGTCCTTGAACTCGTTCCACAGGTAGTCCATTGTGCCGGCCTCCCAACGCATACAGCTGGAGTTTGACAGTTTCCAATCCTTGATCCTGCACCTGTTGAAGTCCCTTATGATGTTGAACCGGCCTGGATTTGTAAACAAGGGATCTATGTTGTCAAAGATGACCACATCCAGATCGAAGAACAATATGTTACCTTTCAACGGCATCTCGGGTGCGAACATCCACAACTTGCTCCACCATGATTTGATCCATGGGTCATTGGGCAGTTTGATCACATTGATATCCGTATCTAATCCATTGGGGTCATCGGTCAGGCAATGGAACTGGTACGGCACAGTGGTGTGTCGTTTGACCATGCTGTTGAGTACATTGGCGTATTTAGAAATGTATTTGTTGCCCCACTTAACGCATACCACGTGATTCGTATCCACTCTTCAATCCCTCCATCTGTATTTGTTTCCAGTCCTTGCTTTCTAACGTGTATGGAAAGTCACAGCTATGAATATCATTACCTCTAATTGTAATATTCTTTATATTTAAATGGTCTTTCATGATGTCATAGATCTTAGTGAAAGAACAATTCTGAAAAGATGTCTCTAGGTCTACTTGTCCTATCTTGATATACCCTAGAGCCAGTTTAGGATCTTCCCAGTTATATTTGTTCTCTTCTAGCCATTTTCTAAAATCATTCATTTCTTTTTTTTTAAAATCATGCGTTTCTTCTGTTATAGTATCTCCCCATTCTATATCAAATTCACCTGAATAATATTTTTGATGATTTATCGCCGAACATAACGCTTCTGTCATTTTAGGTGCATGTTCGTCTCTGAACACTTCATATAATGTTTTGCCGATCTGGCTCCAGTGAAGGTAAACACCTCCGAACTCTCTTTTATATCTATTTTCCTTAAACAACTCATAATCCTCATGATGCAAATCATATCTAGGTGCATTCAGGAATGTTGTTATCTGAGCAGGACGTATCCATTCTGGTTCTATCACTTTTTTCCTATAAGCTTCAACCCAACTCTCTATTTCGTGACATAGGTTGTTCAGTTGTCTAATAGCATATTTGGTTTCGTGGTCGGACTGTTTGTAGTACAGGGAAAGTTGCCATGCGGTGCCCTGCAGGTCCTCAAAATATCTATGTAGTAGATTACAAGTCTCGTGTTTTAATCTCAGCCCCAATGTTTTTTTTATATCACCATCCAGGGCATTGCCCACTGGTAAATTTCTGCTGTATTGAAAATCATCCGAGACAAATGGCTCTATTTTTTGGTAAGGAGGATCAAAATTAAACGAATTAATTTGTTCAATATTTTTGTTCAATTCTCTGCACAAAAAAATTAGATTTCTTTTAGAGTCTGCCCATCCCAGGAAACAGAAATTCTTTTCAAGCACCCTCTTTTGTTTGAGATTGTCTCGAAGTGCTTCTATGAATCTTTTGCCTAATGGTGTGCTGTATATGTCAACTTTGACTTTTTTACCGTTGTAGTCTATTAGGATTTTATCTTCTAGTGTAGATGGCACTGTTTGCTCCGTGTTCTGCACATTCCACACTCTCCACCCAACATCTTCCATCTGTCTTGACTGTTATTAGATTGTTCGCGAAGTTGAAGGCGTGTTCGGCAAACTTCTCTGTGCCCACACCGTCAAACAATCTGATCTCTGCTAGATCCAATGCTTCAAGCTCTTTGAACTTCTCTAGATGCGGATCCGTCATGTCCAATGCAAGTTTATGATCGAACTGATCCTCCAGCCACTTCTTCAAAGGTTTAAGTCCGCCAAAGTCCACTGCCCAATTTTTATTGTCTAACTTCTCACATCCAAACGTAAATTTGAATTGTAAACTGTATCCGTGTAACAGGTGACAGTGTGAGTGATCTGCGTTGGGTTGTCTAAACACACAGGCCAAGCCTATGTTGTGTCCGTATGTCTTGGTCGAGTAGTATGCCATTAGTTTAACCTTTTTTTTATGTTGTCCATTTCGAATCCAAATTCTGCGGATTTCTCCCTGATAGTATCTGTTAGCTCGTTTGGGATATTTAACTCGCCATCAATGATGCTCTTTAGAAAATGTATCAGCACGGAGAACTCGGTGCTCTTAGACACCTTCTCTGGATCAATCCCTTTGTCTTCCATCACATGTAGCATGGCCTCCGTGACGTCGATCAAGGTCTCTATGCTCTTGCTGTGTTTCCCGAAGTGTGACATTATACGATGATCTTTGGTTTGTCAGGCACGACCACTTTGGAGAATATCCTCTTGTACTCGTCCTCGATCTTGTCGTTGACCATTGCGATGGATATCACGTGTGTCTTGGATATGTCTATCTTTTCAACTTGATTGGCAGTGGAGAAAAATGTACCAAATGCAAGACCCTGTGGTCCGTTCATCAGCACAAGTGCTTTCTCTATACTGATGTAAGAGTCCGCTCCGCCTTTGTAAGTTGCAATGACTTCTTCTCCTGAAGCCAGTTTAAGAGTGATAAGATCTCCATCTTTGTATTTTTCAAACATATCACTATTATAAACTATCCTAGGAGTTTGTCAATGTATTTCTTCAGTTCCTTGTCCTCGACGTTGGGTGGTATATGGTCGTGGAAGAATATTTGGTAACTGTCCGATCCATACTTGCCTATGCCGTGTAGGTCGCTGGCCTCCCGTTTGTCCCATGTGAGGTACTGTTCGGTCATTTTTCTTATTCTCTTGGACCGCACCTCCCACATGCCCAGGGGTCGCAACATCTCCTGTTGTGTCTTCAGTCTGCCACGCAGGTACGCTTGGGGATTGGGATACCTCGCGAAAAGTTTTGGTAAGATTATCTTTACATGTTTCCTGTAGGTCAGATTCAGGCACATGACGGCCACCATGTGTTTCCATTTCTTGTGTGGTGCTCTCAGTTGTTGTTGCACCATCAGGTGTTCCACCATTGGTCTAGTCATACAACAATTTTATACGAGATTACTTTTTTGTCAACTGCTTGTTGATGAACCGGGCCATGCCGTCGTAGGTCTCCTGGAAAACGTTGCCATGTTGGCTCCATTCCTTGGGCATCTCCCAACGATCATGGTTCACAACGATCCATCTAGTGTCAGGATCAGAGTATCCCATCAACTTGTGGAACTGATAGATCCAGTAACTGGGATCCACAGGTCTCTTGATGTATTTGTATCCCTCAGAACCTGTGTACATGTTGTTGATCCGGTCCTTCTCCAACGGGTGGAGGTCGAAACCTATCATGAATATGGCCTTGGGCTTGAAGGTCAGTCCTAACACACCTGCATATGGTCCAGTGCCCCAGTGGAAAGGTTCGTCCTGTCTCTTGTCTCCGCTGTAGGGTAACTTTGGAAATTCTTTCACGTTGGGCCAATTTGCAAATTGACCGGCCCAGTTTTCACGTGTGTAGATTGTGGTCCCTTTACCAACTGCGTTGACGGCCTGTTGGCACATATGCTTGTCGGCACACACCAGGTATTCCGTCACGAAATCCCTGTATACTGCGTTGCAACCAATCACAGTGCTGAATAATTTCAATGGCGAGATGTCAAAACCTCTCCTCGATTCACCGTTGCCTATTATGCTCACATACTTGGTCATAATGCTATTTAATCACCCCTTTAAACGCACACAGGCGCCTGCACACTGCTGGTAAAATTGAAATAGGAATAGTTGTACATATCACTCATTTCCGTTGATTAAATGCCATACGGTGAGATATTTGTCCCAGGCCTTTTGCAGTGTAGGGTACTTCCTCCTCAGTGCCATGGCCTCTGCTCCCACCATTTCCGCCTCCTCGTATGCCCTTTCCTCATCTTTGGCTTTCTGTGATTGTTCCACCAAGACCCTGTCACCATTTGGTAATTGTTCATACACTGTCTCACCACCATCCGGTGAAACATATATTGGATTATTTTTTCTTGCTTTCCTCATCAGTAGTATTTCTTGTGGTCAGCACCCGGGTGTGCGTGTCTCATTCCGCCTATCTCCTTGGCATCGCCCTTGTGTCTTGGTATGAAGTGTATGTGTGGCCACATGATGGTCTGTCCTGCCGGTATTCCCATGTTCATGCCAATGTTGAAGCCATCTATATTGTTTTTTTTGATTTGCTCATTGCCGTAGTCGTACGCCATGCCGTAGGATCTGCCCACAAAGTGAGAATTATTTTCCTTGGGTATGAAAAGTTTATGTCCTGGCACGCACGGATATCGGTCATTGAAAACGAAAGTGAAATCTGATTCCATGATGGGGGTGTCATTGCCCAACCATACACTCTCATCTACACGGTCAACGTGTTCATATTCTTTCTTGTAGATAGGTTTTTCCGATGTCATTGGTTTCTATGATTCCTATCTTAATATTACTAGAATTTGGTCTATGTTGCAATCTAATTTTTTCCCAGGTCTTGGTCCTTGGCACGGATGGGTTGTAGTCCCATATGCCCAGAAGATTTACCAGGGCCTTCCTGACTTTCTCAGCACCGCCGTGTTTCCTACAGGTGTCGGACCTGCCCACGTGTACCACTTTCGAGTTTATCTTGATCTTGTACACACAAGGTAAACGTATCCACTTGGTTGCAGGATTCTTGCTGTGTCGGATCTTGTATTTTTCTATGGTGTATAGATCTTGTATGGAATACCATTTCATAGGACCGCCACTATCATGTACACACCAATTATCCAACCAACGAAACCGCACCAGAAGTCATCCCAACTCCAGTGTCCTTTGGTCCAGAGGTCCAGTGCTTCTTTTAGCACAGTCGCAACCAGTCCCAGGTATATCAGTGGGGGCCAGAATATTGCCAAAAGTGTCAGGAACAGAGACCAGAAGAAATGCAGTTGTAGGTCAAACCTGAAGTACCGCATTATGTGTGTGGCTATCTTTATGTAAAGAATTTTAATATCTATCATTCCTGATGTCCAACTGTTGGAATATCTGTTGCACTTTCCTTGCTTGGAAATAGCAGTCATCCAGTGCGTTGTGTAGTCCTGTCCTCTTCTCGTTGGGATCACGTGGTACCAGACTGCCCAGTGTTCTTGAATCTCTGATCTGCCAGAAGTTCCACGGAACGGGCACTTGCATCTGTGCGTAGAAATTTTGTAGTATTGCGTAGTCAAACAGTGGTCCTTGGCACCAGAACACGTCCACTCCCACGCACCATTTGTTCAACTGCTTGATGAAGTATTTCAGATCGATCCTGTCGTCGTCCCCCAGTGCTTCTTCCCTGACGTCCTCAGCCTGTTTGCCCCACCATTCAACGGTCTCGTCCATGACATCCCTGCCCATAGCAACCTGTGAGTCAACGTCGATCCTGTGGTACAGGCCCTGTGAGGGTTCCACTCTCGTGTAAGGATCAAACTTGACACCACCTATGGTCAGTATAGTTGCGTTGGGTTTTGTGGAGAGCGTCTCCAGATCTATCATTGCGTGAATCATACTACTATTGTACTACGAAACGATAAGATGTCAACTAGGTGCTTACAGTCCGCACCATTCACGTAAATGTTCAGGCAGGAAACTTAGGTCTATGGATCTTCTAGATGAAAATTGTTTCAGGTAATTACCAAAATTTTTCCTATCAGTCTCAATGGGATCTAGATTTACTAATCTCGATATCTCCTGGAATTGGGATACATTATTGCGTGACTTGATATCATCTATCAAGTCCTTTTTAGATCGGTCATCCAACACATGTGGCATCAGGAACTGCCTGTCCGTGATAGGGTTGATATTAATTTTGTGATCATGATATAATTCAACGAAGTTGTGGAAGTCCAACACAGAGATGTTAGAAACTGTAGATACAAATTCAATCCTATATCCCTTGTCCTTGATCATGTTGACTCGTTGTGTGAAATCGTTCCAAGTAATTCCATACCTAGTGAGCTCAAAGAATTTTCCCGTCGCTTCCGCAGATACATTGAATGAAATGTTTTTTTTATTATCGATCTTCTCTAGGAATTTAGCCAGCCTGTCAGCACTTATGCCCAACCCGGTGATGATCACAATGTTATCACAATCTACGGCATCGATGACCTCGAACAATTGGTTGTTCAACAACGGCTCACCACCTAGTATTTTAATTTCTTCAATTCCTTCTGCCAACTTTATTTCTCTAAGAACGATGTTGAAGAACCTCGATTCGGTGCTCCGTTGTTTTTGTTTAATTTTTGACCACAGTTTAGTCCAACTGTCGTTTTCTAGTGATTGCCCCTCGAGTACATATTTTCCGTTTTTTTCTATTTCCTTGTACCAAGAAGTGCTGAATTGTGAAGAACAGTACATGCAGGTGAGATTACAGTCTGTTGAAAGTGATATATATAATCTTTTCAATGGTGCATTTGTATCTGATATGAAATCTTTGTTGCTTTGTTGTAGTCTTTCACTTGACAGCCCTTGTTCCTCGTACTTGTAACAGCCGTGGTGACATGACACACAGGATTTATCCTCCAGCATGAGTGTACGATCCGCTATCATTGTATCGGTGTGGAACATCTTGCCTGGATTAGCCTCCAACCAATCTAGGTCTGCATGTTCGGGCCAGGCTTTGCAACAGTTCTGAAGTTGACGTGACTGGATATTTACTTGCATGTCTGTGAACTTGGTCGGGCAGTAGTAATCCATAACGATATTTAAGCTGTGGTATCCTGCTGGAAAAATTAGGCGTCTGTGGATGGTTCTGGGTTGGTCAGTCGGGGTTTACCACCCTGGTCTATGTATTCCCTGTACGTTGCCAGTTCCTGGTCTGTCAGGCAATACACCTCACCTGCCGAGTCGGGGTACGTCTCCTGCATGTAGTTCACCACGGATCTCGAGGCCTCGTAACAGGTGTCATAGTCACTGAACCGGGTGTTATCGAACATGGCCGTGCAGACTTCCATGGTCATACATACGATCATCAACATGGTGTAATTCATACAAGTATTTACGGAATAACCGCACCACTTTGAGTTGGTAAATACACGTACATTATGGATTTTTTGACTTTCGTATCAGAGGTGGGTTTCCCCATAGCAGGCGCACTGGCGGCTGGTGTGTTCATATTCATCATCCTCAAGTTCATACTGGCCACAGTGACCGGTTCAGTGAACGGACTCAAGAACATAATCCAGGCCCTGGACAACAGGGTGCAGACCATGAACAACGATCTGGTCAAGATAGACACACTGCTGTCACACGTGTCAGGGGTCAGGCCCAACGTGGACAGATTGGCCGCAAACGAGGGCAAGGAAGATGCCCGTAAGGATTAGATGATCACGGTAGAACTGGCGGAAGCGATCAAGTCTTTTGGATTCCCCATAGTGGCCGCGTTTGGCCTGGGATACTTCGTGTACTACGTTTGGACCTGGGTGACCAAGGAGATCAAGCCCGTGCTGGGCGAGGCCAACAAGACCCTGATAGGACTGATCGACAGGATACGTATGCTGGACAACGACATGATACGTCTGACCCAGAAGTTGAACATGATCCTCGAACACAAACAAAAACCCAAGAAGAAATAGCCCATCCACATTTTGTAAATCTTGTAAATTTAAATTTACAAAACATTTACATCGTTTACAGCGTATGACTTGATTTTCCGTGGTTTTCAGTATAAGTTTACTATAAGTAAATTTACAAGCAATTATTTACAAAAGGAAACAATACAATGTA